GGAGCTACGGGTTCAACTGGCCCTGCTGGTGCAGGAACTACAGGTGCAACAGGAATCCAAGGTAGCACTGGTGCTACGGGCATTGCTGGATTGCAAGGTTCTACTGGAGCGACAGGAACTACTGGTGGACAAGGATCAACAGGGGCAACTGGTATCCAAGGTGGTCAGGGAACCACAGGAGCCACAGGCGTTATTGGACTTACGGGAGCCACAGGAGCAACTGGGCCACAAGGGGCAACAGGGGTAATCCCTACATCCAACGCTGGTAGTGTTTGGACATTTACTGGTGATGGGTCAACAACCACTTGGACGCTTACAGGAAATACAAGTGGTAGTTTAGTTTCTGCTTTATACATTGCTCAGATTGATGGAGTCCTTCAAGCCCCAGCAAACTATACAATAAACAATGTCTCTCCAAGGACATTAACAATTTCAACTGTGCCAAGTGGAAGTATACTTGTTGTAGTTTCTCTTTCTACAGCATAAAAACACTTGACTAAACCCAAACTATCGTTAACGATAAATATATTATGAGTTGCGGAAATTCCAGAAGTTCAAAATGCAATCCGTGTGGCCCAAGTGAGTCCGCAGTAAATGCGATTGCAGATCGTGCAGCTTACTATGCCAGATTAGCTAAAATACTTGAAGAACAAGCTCAAGTTATACTTGATCAAATTGAAGCATTGCAAACATCATTTGGAGGATTGAGGTGGTCTTATGTTGGAGATGGGGTAGATGTTACATTTGACATAACTGGAGCAGTCGCAACAAACCCAAACGCATATCTTGTCGCAATAGATGGGGTTATACAAGACCCTATTAATTATACAATCGCAATCGGCACACCATATGTATTAACAACGACCGCACCGATACCAGCAGGATCAATTCTTGTGATAGTATCATTATATGGGTTTGCAGAAATCTACACTGGAATAGGAAGTCCAGAAGGGGTAGTAGTAGCTGCATTGGGAAGTTTATACACAAATAAAACTGGAGGAGCTGGGCAAACTCTGTGGGTCAAAGAATCTGGTGGATCAACATTTAATGGATGGACAGCAAAATAAAATATTATGGCACTAACTAAAGCAACTCAAAATGTAATAGAAGGAATTGTATCGACTGGATCAACTGGGCCATCCGCAGGATCGTTCATCGTTGGTCAGCAATACAAGATTACTTCTCTTGGAACAACAACACAATTGCAATGGAATACTATTGCTGGAACCGCAGGACAAACTTATGTAGTTGGGTCTTTGTTCACGGCAGCTACTATCGGAGCAAGTTCTGGTAATGGGGCGGTAGCAGTAGCAAGGACATTGGCAAATCACTTTGCTGATGTAGTCAATGTGAGGGACTTTGGTGCGGTAGGTGATGGTGTCGCTGATGATACTGCTGCAATTCAAGCTGCGATTAATTTAGCGAATGGAAGAAAGGTTTTTATACCATCTGGAACATTTTTAGTTCAATATTTGACATATCAACCATCATCAAATATTCCAATATATATTTTTGGAAGTGGAGTAAATAATACAATAATTAAAAAAACAGGCTCGTCTACAAATTCTGTTCTTTTAATAGGTCAAAATCCATCCCCATTTTTTATTACTAATAATAAAATATGTGATCTAACTATAGATGGAACAAACAAAACAGGCAGAGCGTGCTTGCAAATGCTTGATTGCTGGTATACAACACTCACAAATATAAGGCTGTTAAATTCAATTGTTGGATTGGAATTATTGACTCCAATATTTCTTGAGGCTGAATCTATAACATCATTAAACAATATTTTTGGTGTAAATATATCTTATTTCCCCGGAGAATCGTTTTTAGGAAGTCAACCCGGAGTATTAAATTTTGTAAATTCTGTTTTTACAAATAATGTTGAATGGGGACTTAAATTTGATGATGGAACTACATTGGTTTTGAGAAATTGTGCAATAGAAAACAATGGAACTACTGTAGGAGCAGTAAATGAAGGCGGTGTATTTGTTGGAACAAATGTTGGAAGATTTAATGTAGGAACAATTACCCCCGGAATAACATTAAGAGATTGTCATTTTGAAGGAAACAAAGGACAAGCAAGTGTAAAATTGTTAAGTGGGAAAAATATTTTAGAAAATGTTTTCTTTTGGGAAGGGCTTACTGGAACAACAAATGATGTAAGGATTGAAGGGGGTTATTATTATATTTACAATTCAACATCAGCAGCAATAAAATTTCCAAATGTATTTGAGGCCGCAAGCGGCGTTGGAATTGGAAATATGATTCTTAATTCCAGTTTACAAAATATTACAGGGGTAAATCAACAAAGAACGGCAGTATTTAATGATGCAACACTTAAATCACCATATATTACGATTGGTGGAACTCAAGGCCCAGCGGCAGCGTTGACATTTGAAAACTCAACAACATATTGGGATTTAAAACAAATTGGTGGAACTTCATTTGGATTATATAATGGAATAATTCTTGCAGCTTATTGGGATTTGGATAGAAACTTTTCGCCGGGTTCAGATGGAACTTTAAGTTTAGGAAAAGCTGTAGATAGGTGGTCAGTTGTATATGCTACAACTCCAACAATTAATACATCAGATAAGCGTGAAAAAACATTTTTAGAAATTGAAGATGCTGAAAAATTAGCTGCTCTTGAAATAAAACAAAATCTTAGAAAATTCAAATTCAATTCAGCTATTGAAAAAAAGGGAGAAGGCGCACGGATTCATTTTGGCGCATCAGCACAACAAATTGGAGAAATAATGACATCACATGGGCTTGATCCCAATAGATATGGATTTTATTGCTATGACGAATGGGAAGAAAAACAAGAAATTAAAAATGAAAAAAACGAAACTATTCAAGAATATCGTCCAGCGGGAAATCGTTATGGACTGCGATACGAAGAATTGTTAGCATTTATTATTTCAGCATTATGAAAATTGAATTCAACGAACAACAATTGAGCGTTCTTAACGCAGCAATCGTGGAGTTACCTTATCGTATCTCCGCACCTTTGATTAACCACATCAACCAACAAATCAAAGAACAGCAAATGCTGGAGTTTGACGAGCGCAGAGATAAATCGGTTAATCATCAAAGCGTCTAATGTCAAAAACACTCCTCATAGAAGGCAACACTCAAAACGGGAGTGTGATTGATGGGGGGGGAAAGACATTAGAGGGAAACGACTGCTTGCTTGTAAAGTCTATCCAACAAGGAGACAGTTGGTTGGTTCCAGAGAACATCACGATCAAGAACTTCAATATCAAAGGATCAGTTAGAATTATTGGTTTAGGAATCAACGGAGAGGGTGAACTTGTAAAGAAATCCTCAAAGAATAAAAACCATACTGAGTATGCTCAAAGTGTAGCACCGAAGAATATAGTCTTCGACAACCTTAACATCGAAGCCAATAAAAGAATCCCGTTCTATGTGGCACCCGGATGCACAAGAATCACTTTACAGAACAGCGATCTTACGGGCGAGTCAGAATCAACGGCAATCTATTTGGATTGTGAATCGGCATTCAATGTGATCCAGAATAACTTGATCAAAACAAAAACTAAAAGAGAAGCGATTGCGGTAGATGGGTCAGCGAGCAACCTAATACAAAACAACATTCTTGAATTTGTAAAGTATGGAGGAATCTACTTGTATAGGAACTTGGGAGAAGGTGGAACGATCAGACATCAAACGCCAAGCAACAATCAAATCCTCTCAAACATATTCAAAGGCCAATCGAAGTTAGAGCAAATCTTATTTCCAGAAATCTGGGTAGGTTCCAGATCAGGAATCATCAAATACTTTTATATGATCGGGCCAAAATTCAAAAACCGAGATACCAGCAAGCCATTTGGTTCAAGTTTAAATCCGAATGATCTTGCATCAAAAAATGTAATCAAAAATAATATCCCAAAAAGTATTTGCATTCGCAATTGGGAAACTTTATAAAAAAACTATGAGTTACTGCACACCTTGCCCACCATGCGACTCGGAGTTTCCATTACTCTGTGAACCGCTCGAAACAACCGCCAATGGCAAACGATTGGTAGTAGAAGACTCTGCTGCTTGTCAGAAGACAATACAGACTCCAGTTGCCCAACAAGTCTTGAAGACTGATGGAGCAAATAATTTGACTTGGACAAACGGAGCAAACAATACAGTTCTTGGAAAAGACTCTACTGGTAAAGTTGAGTTTGCTACGATTAATAGTGTTCTTCAAGTTTCTCCGATTGATCTTGGTAGCCAACCATTGACTACTACAGGAGCAGTTTCAACCGGAGCAATTACAGCAACTTCGTTAACATCTACGGGCGCAGCTAATGTTGGATCACTTACTGCAACTGGAGCAGCAAGTGTAGCTTCATTAGCTTCTAATGGAGTTGTGACAGCGAAAACTGTTGCTATTACAAATCCAGCATCAACAACTGCGCTCACTATCAATCAATCTTTATTTGGAGATGGTGTTGTAATTAACACGGTAGATGGAACTGCGCTTACCATTCAAAGCACAAATACCAATCCATTAAAAGGTGGATCATTTGAATTTTTCCATCCAACTGATGGTGATATGGTATTTGATGGCGCAAGCGATGGTATTTTTGTTTTCAACAACAAAAGCACAGCAGTAACCAAAGCTACTGTATTTTCTGGAGCTAATGTTGGTATTGGGACTGCTGCACCAACCGATACTCTTCATGTTGCAGGAACAGCAAGAGTTGATGGAGCGGTAACAATTGTTGGAGCAACTACCATTAACAACACAACAACTATTACTGGACTGCCAAAATTAACTGGACTTTCCACTTACGCAAACAATGCAGCGGCTGTTACAGGTGGACTCGTTGTAAATGATGTTTACAAAACAGCAACTGGTGAACTTCGTATTGTTGTATAATGCCAGCAGAAGGATCAGTCTTTGATGGATTCACAAGTATCATCGCGCAAGACGCAGATACTCACCCATCATATTTGCCAGAGTCTGTAGTAGCAGAATCGGTTAATAGGACATTCCGAGGCGGCATCAACCGAACCAGACCAAGCATTCGTAACATCCCGATTATTGCAGGAGCAGACCAATCGGAGACTATCGTTAACGATATTCTTGGTGGTAGCTTCCAAGGCGCGTATCCATATCGGGCGACTAACTACAGAACGAGCGATGGACTTCTGCTATCAGTATCTGGCGTTATCTACTTCCTAAAGATCGTAAACAACCAAGCATACGCATACAAGATTATCGAAGGTAACGATCCGGGCATGATGCACACATTCTTCGTGCAAGCTGAAGATCGGGCATACATCCAAAACGGATACCAAAATGCGATTGCATGGGATGGAGTATTAGGAACTTTGACTGCAAGTGAAATCCAAAACCAAGACTACTGCGAGATCGTTTCGGTTGGCACTACCAACTTCACCCTGATCGGTGCGCCATCCAATACAGTCGGAGTGAAGTTCACGGCAATTGGAAGCGGTGTAGGAACTGGCACAGTTAAAATACCTGCCTATCGCTTGAACCCATACCTCGCCAAGATGCCAATTGGAACTGTGATGGAATACGCCTTCGGAAGAGTCTTTGTTTCTGATAGATTCAATCAAATCTACGCCTCAGATATTATCTATGGCGGTGGGTTTACTGATACCAAGAATACTGAGAACTTCACAGAGATTGGATATTGGGCAGAAGGTGGTGCGTTTTCTACTCCAGCGATGATGGGGAATATCACTGGCATGAAAGTCATGCCACAGATTGGAACTAACCTTCGCGGCCAAGGTGAGCTTGTAGTCCTTACTGGTAATGGAGCATTCTCAATGGATGTCTCTATACCAAGAAGCCAATGGAATACATCGAACATCCAAAGAATTTCATTACTTGGGCGCGGATGCACAAGTCCATACTTGGGACTTGCAAACTCTGAACTTTGGTTTAGATCACACGATGGATGGGCATTCTACTCCAATAGCCAATCTGAATTTGCGCGATACTTCTCACTGCGTAAGCTATCGAGGGAAGTAAACAAGTGGGTGCAGAACGATACACCTTGGATGAAGCAATTCGCTTCTACAATGTTTTTTGATAACTACATCATCAGCACAGTAGCACCGCAAACCTATCGAGCAGAAGGAGTGGAAGGATTGAACCGCTATCACAGGGGAATGGTAGTTCTTGATCTTGACCAATCATCTTCACCATCTCCAGATGCAGAACTTAAATTCCGCTGGAATGGCATCTGGACGGGTTTTAGACCAACTCAGTTACTTTCTGCACTGATCCAAGGTGAGAAGCGTGGATTTGGGTTCTCGTTTGATAAAGACAACAAGAACCGACTCTACGAATTTACAACGAGCCAAGGTGACGATTACGGCCCGAATGGAACAAGGCAGATTGAATCCTTCTTCACAACGGGAAGGTATGACTTCAACCGAAGCGGGGCAACGAACAAGTTCCTCCGAAAAAAGATTACTGGTGGAGAAATGTGGATGAGTGAGATCAAAGGAACAGTAGATAGCTATGTCGATTTCCGCGCTGATTCTAATCCATGCTGGTCAGAACTAAAAGTTCCTACGACTTTTGGATGCAATCCATGTTCACCTAAAGTAACTGAATGCGTTCCACAGAAAGGTGGTAATCGCTACAAACGCTACAAGTTTAACACTCCTGATCCAAGTGAGTGCAATGACTTGGCAGGAATACCATCTGTAGAAGGAAGCGAGTTTCAAATCAAAGTAGTCTTAACTGGCGCAGTTACTGTTGACAGAGTAAGGTTAATGGCAAACATCAAGAACAACGACGATTCACCAGTTGGTGACTGCCCAGAAGAAAATGAGGAATGCGAACCATTTTTGTGTTGCCAAGAGAAGTATTGGGAATATAATATCGTAAATTAAATCTAATGGACAATCAGGATTCAAGCCCAGCACTTACATTTCCAAATGTTCCAGATGACTTCTGTCCAACTGGAAACTGGCAAAATGTATTCCAAGCATTTATTGATGAAGTTTTAACTAATGGAACGATCAATGTTCCCGGCCTTGGTGATGTTACTCCACAGCAGGTTCAGCAAATCAATGAAACGCTTGCTGACCAACAGACGCAGATAACCGCACTTGATACGCGAGTTGATACTTTAGAAACAACTGTTGCTGCAATCCCTACTGTCAAAGTTCGTTATGGAACGCAAACAGGAATTGCGGCTGGAGACACAACATCTATCGGAATTACATTTAGTTCCGCTCTCCCGTCTGCTGTTTATGGAATCTCGTTGACTCCTATCTATGGTTCTGGAACTCCAGCATCAACCCCTCTTTTCAGTATTATCTCCCAAAATGTATCAGGATTTACATTTCGGGTTGATAACAACATTGCAGAAATTACGAGCTTGAACTGGATGGCGGTTCATACCTCACAACCATAAGCCATCACAAAGAAAACCAAACATATGACACCACTAAAAGGAACCGATCCCAAACTCGTCTCTGGCGGCTCACCAACTCGCGGAAGTATCCGTGAAGGTATGGGCAATATGCCTAACCTTGGAGCTAAAAAGCCAAGCATCTACACGACTGCTGGCACTCCCAAGCAAGGCTACCAAAAGTAATTATCGGTAACGATAACCTATGGCTGATACCCTCGAAGAGATGGTTGAAGTCGTCAAGGGGTTCGTCGGCGATTCAGGCGTTTGTTCTTATGACAGAGCCGTTAAAGCCGTAAACCAAGCAAGACGATTGTTGTGGAATAAGAAGGCGTGGACTTCGCAAGAAGAATATGTCCAGATTTGCTGCGTGAACGATTGCTTCACGCTTCCATCTCGCTATGAGCAAATCAAACTCGCGTGGATTGGCAATGAATCCGCATCTCTCGCAGATGAATGGTTCAACGCAACGAATGCATTTGCTCTTCATGCCAACCACTCATGCCATAGAGGAATCATTGAGGTAGGAGGACTCCATGTTCTCTTCCGAGATTACACTACGCATCCATATCAAATCGGGGTAATGGCAGAGGAAGCTGAAGACATTGGCGTAGAGTTGATGTTTGAAGCACAAGACCAGTATGACACCTACCATAAGGTCAAGGTAACTACTGCCAATCCTCCAACGCTGGCAAAATCCGATCTTCTTGTTAAAGGAATTCGGGGAGTTAGCAAGCCAGTAACTAAAGGTAGGATTCGGGTATATGCCTACGACACGGCACTGGAAGCAAAAACTCTCATTGCCATCTACCAACCGACTGATGCTAATCCTACATTCCGTAGATTTCGCGCCCCGAAAACCTGCGAGTGTATTACACTCTACGCATCCAAGAAATACTTCGATCTAACCGATCCGAAAGAATTGGTAGAGTTTATACCAGATGCAATGATCTATGCTATCCTTGCATTGAACTCCAGAGAAAACAGGAAGGCTCAAGAGTTCTTGGCTAATCTATCGCTTGCTGTGCAAGAGCAAGAGAAGGAAATGTCAAATGTGGAAATTCCAACTGCTGCGCCAATCCGATTCTCAAACTATAGTCGGGCAGATAACCTAATCGGGTCTGATTTACTTTCACCATCACCAAACGATTACTTTCTTAATCGATGACACTGACGATTCCAGACAAGATTGATGCAAGGAATGTAGTTGGATATGGTGATCCAGACTACGAACTCAACTTGATGGATTTGGAAATTCTGAAACTACCTCCACGGGAATGTCCATTGATTCATAAGTTTACTCCGGGAATGTATATTCGGGAAATCTATATGCCGAAGGATACGATTCTCACAACCCTTCTTCATTTGACTACACATCCGTTTTTCGTTATGAAAGGCGATGTGACTGTCTGGTATCATGGAATCCCTGCCCACCGCTACAAAACAGGCTACACGGGCATCACAGAAGCAGGAACGAGGCGTATGCTTGCCACTCACAAAGATACAATTTGGATTACTTGCCATGTCACAGAATTGACTGATCCAGACGAAATTATTGACAGCATCACTTCAAGAGACTTTAATCCCCACATCGCCAAGGAAGACCCAAGAGTGCAGAAGTGGCGGCACAACCGAACCGACTTAATCAAATGAGCTTTTATCACCATCCAGAAGATAGGTTAAGAAACAAACATCCTATGATGTTTCATAGCACCGCACTCGCCATTGGTGCTGGTGTAGTTGCTGTTGCTGCTGCTGGAACTTCAGCGGCTATCTCAATGTCAGCAGCAGATCGTGCAAAGAAAGCTCAAGGTGTAGCAGCGGGACAATATAAAAAGCAACAGAGGAAAGCTGTAAAGGGATACGAAAAAGGTCAACAACAAGTCCAAGGAATGATTGCTGATGTTCAAGCTCCAGAGTATAACCTTGGAGCGATGATCGGTGATGCTGGTCAGATTTCAAATTACTATCGTCAACAACTTGAAACATTCCAACCCGGAGCAGCGCAGCAACGCCAACAAGCTCAAACACAAATTGGGCAAGCGATGGATGTGATTTCAAACTATCTCCGTGGAGATATACCTCAAGATGTCAAAGATCAAACCATGCGAAGCATTGCAGAGTTTGGTGGAGCGGGATTTAATGCAGCAACAGCAGGTCGAACAGGTGGATTTCAAGCATCGGAAGCATTAGTCCCAAGACAAGCACTCTTAACATCTCTTGATATCCAAGGCCGAGGACTCGCGGCAATCCCATCAGTCCAAGGCACAGCGCAAAACTGGCAGCAATTGGCAAGGGCATTCACAGCAGAACCATTAGATGTAGGAAGACTACAACTTGGCTATCAAACCGCTCAAGCAGAAGTCGGATTGCAAAAAGCCAAGATGACAGGTGATATGTTCTCTAATATGTTCAATGCTCAATCTGGATTGGCTACGAATATTTATTCAGCAAACAAAGAAAACATTGCCGCAAGCTACGCAGCCCAGCAAGCAGTCGGACAAGGTGTCTCTGACATTGGACAAGCTACATCTGGCGCGTTGAGTGGATATAGTAGTGCGCTGGCTAAACAAAACATGGGTGGCGGTGGAATGGGTGGCGGATACGAATTTTCTGAAAAAGCAAAACAAACTGGGGCATCATATAATCCATATGGAAACTCTGGAAGCATGATAATTTCTTAATATGTCTATAGCAGAACTCATAATGCAGGGAACCAAACGCTCATCGGAATCTACCGCATGGGTTGGAGAATCTTTGGCTAAACTTGGTCAACAGGTAGGAGCTTCTTTGGCAGAGAGGGAGCAGCAGAAGCAAGCTCAAGAGATGCTACCATTCTTGCAACAGAGTATGCAGGAGTCGATGAAACTTGCTCAGGATGGTGATACTGCTGGAGCTTATTCTAACATGATGGGTATTTTTGCAGCAAATCCTGATCTAATGCGGAATAAAGCTGCGCTTCCATTCTTTGAATTGGGACTGAAAGGAATAGATGAATCTGCTCAAGTTTACAAACAGACCCAAGATTACAATCAAAGACAGGCATACTACGATAATGCTCTTGCAAAGAAAACTGGAGGTGGCGTTGACCCTCAAAGTTTCTTAGATACAATAAATGGAGGTGATGGTGGAGTTGTTGAAGTTGACGAAACAATAAACCCAGAAGGTATTGATCCTGTAGTTGCAGGAAGAATGCCCGGATTTCAAATCCCTACAGAAGGTATTCAAACTCAGCGAGGAATGGGAATGACACCAAGAGGAATTACCGCTCAAGCAACGGCAGCAGGATTGCCAGCAACTATGCCAACCGGAACCCCGCAAACAAGAGAAGAAATTGATGCGGCAGAAGCGGCTAAGTTGCCAACAGATAATGCTTCAGCACCCCTTGCTCGCGGCCCACTTAACCCTGCTAATCCACAGAACGCATTATTCCCAGACTTACAAAAAGAACCACCACCAAAAGATGTTCTTCAGAGGTTCATTAAATTTGAAGATAAGTTTGCAGCATTGCCATTTGAAAAACAAAAGGCAGAGATGGATAATAACTCCATTCTTTTCCCAAATAAAGAAATGCTGGCAAGCTATAAGCCCAAAAAAGGAAGGGGTCTTATTGAGATTTCTTCAGAGGCAGGTATCGGAGTTCCGGGGCTTGCTGGAGCTATTGAGATTCCAGAAGCATACAAACAATATATTGTTGGAAGTATAAATGTTAGTCCATCAACTGGAGTAAAAAGCTATAGCCTTAGAAAAGAAGTTGAGAATGATCCAAAAGCTAAAGCTGCACTTGGATGGTTGCAAGACTGGCAGAATGCTTCGATTGAAGTAAGTTCAAACCCACAACTTCGTGATCTTCTTTCTCAAGCAGGAAATGATGCTTTGGCTATTGATGTTTTACCATTAGGAAAAAATTATCAAGGGGCAGAAAATAAATTTGAACTCTCAGTCAAAGGAAAACCAGAAACTAAAATTGAAGTTCCTCAAGTTACGGCAGATCAAATTAAAGTATTACGATCACAAACTGGTGCAGCAAATGTTCACAATGCTAAGTTTATCCGCTTGAAGGGTGAAGAACCACAAGCTCCAGCGCAACCAGCAAAAAGAAAAGTAGAAGTTCTCACGGATAAAGGTGGAAGATATTACTTGAACGCTAAAGGCCAAAAGGTTTATATTAAATAATCATGGCCACTGAGTTTATTGAAATCTCCGAAGATGAATATCAAGGTGGGGCAAGTGATTTTATTGAAATCACAGAAGAAGAGTTCAATACTCCACAAGAACCAGCGGACACTTCTATTGGTGATACACTTCAGAAGACTGCCGCTGATTTGGAAATGTCGATTGCCGACATTCCACTTGCATTAGGAGAAGCGTTTTCTGGATTAACAAAAACTGTTCCTGCTTCTTTTTATGCAGCTAAAGAAGGTCTTGCAAGACCAGATCAGTATTCAAAAGAAGCTCTTGCTGCATTTGATACCCAACGAGAATACTTTAAAAAGTTAGAACAAGAAGCTGCCACAAGGAAGGCTGAAGGCAGAATGACGACTGCTGGTGAAGCTGTTCGTGGAGCAGGTCAAAGCCTTGGATTTACTGTTGCTGGTATGGCTCCTGCTATTGCTGGTGGAGCGATTGCTGGTGCTGCTGCTGGTGCTTTATTTCCTCCCGCCGAAGTAGCTACTATTCCTATTGGAGCTATTGCTGGTGGTATCGGATCAATGGTTGCTTCTGCACCAGTTTCATACCGAATGGCAGGCGGACAATTTTTGTATGATGCCTTCAAATCGTTAGAAGAAAACAAAGGTAGTCCACTTACTGAAGATGAGAAAACAAAAGCGTATGATGAACTTCTTCCCATTGCTCAAAACACAGCACTTTGGGAGGCAGGGCCAGAGGCTATTGGTAATGCAGTTCAACTTGGAGCGTTAAAATATGCTTTTGGATTTGGAAAGAAAGCAGCAACGAATGTAGCTGGCCAAGCAATTGAAAAAGCAAATAATACTTTATTGAAAAAAGTAGGCGCAGTTGCTGGAGGGCAAGCGATTGAACTTACTGGTGAAACTATCACCCAAACACAGCAGGGGCCAGACCAAGCGAAGATGGAACAGTATGTTCAAACTGGTTCCACGGCAGGCGCACCCAATGAATATGAGGGATTGGCAGGCGCAGTAAAAGCCTTCAAAGAAGTTGCTCCTACTACATTGGCATTGGGTGCTATCACGGCAGGCGCGGGTGGCGTTGTAAAGGTTGCTGGCATGGGTGGAAAAGAAGTTGGCAAAGTATTATTTACCAAACCCAAAACTCCAGAGCAAATTGCTGAAGATCAAATAAACGATGCCTCTAATAGAGTAGCAAACGATCTTTCGATTTCACCAGACGATACAGAAGCCAACAATCTCAATCAACAGATTAAGGCATTGTCTGAAGCTCAAGAGATACGCAAGCAAACCTTGGCCGCGATTGAGCCTACAAGCAGAGAAGCACAGACTCTCAAACTTGATATAGCCGAAGGTGAGTCAATGCTTGGTGAGCTTAACAAGCAATTCACAGGTCTTACTGGATTATCGGAACCGATAACCGAAGCAGAAAGACAACAGATTGAGTTGGCAAGAGCGATTACTAAACCTGCACCGAAGCCATTACCAACTGATGTATTGCCCACAGAAACCCCCAGCGCAACATACGGAAGAGAAGAACAAGTCTATGATGTGTTTGGTGGAATAACACGCAAGCCTGTATCTATACCCAAGCCTGCTGAATTGCCTGCCGCGCCTACGATTGAAGAACAGACCGCAGAAAAAACTTATGGTGGCGAGACAGGGGTATTCGATGTATTTGCTGGAGCGAGAAGGAAACCAGTTGCCCAAGAAGTTCCCGTTATCACGCCTGCCCCCGTAAAGGAAGTTGCGCCTGCTGAAGAGCCATTGACTGATGATCAGGCAGAAACTATCCGAGATGTAATTACACTTCGTAAATCTCAAGGTAGAGAACCAAATCCAGAACAAGTTAAAAGGCTTGCAGAATACGATGCAAGGAAGGCTGGAGTTGATGTTCAAGAAGGAGACATTATATCCAATATCGTTGTCGGGCATCCAATGTTTGAAGCACCGCAACCAGAACTTAGTAATCTTGTTCCAATCAAAGTTCAAAACAAAGAGCAACTTGCGTCTCCAATTCAGCGAACACAACAAGTTCGTGATGCAGCGCAATCCTATATTGGACAATACCAAGTTGAGCAAGCAAAGGCGAAGACTCCAGCGCAAAAGAAAGCATTCGCAAAGAAGTTCAACAAATCAGAGCTTGATAGGCAGCGTGACATTCTTGACTACATCAAGAACGATGTAATGCCAGAACTTGATAGGCTTGAAAAATCCGCGCCATCTACCACTCCCGCAGTATCGGAAGCACCCACCGCAGAGGTTGCGACTGCTCGCCTATATCTCAATGTTCCATTTAACCGCAAGGAATCCGCGAAGTCTGCTGGCGCAAAATTTGATTCAGAGAAAAAACTATGGTATATTGATAGACGACCGACTGGAGAATTCCCGCCGATTGCGCCGAGTTTCGTTCAAGAAGCAGAAGCCACTGCATTTTCAGCAAGGGAACTTGAACCAGCAAGAATTAACGCGCAAGCACAGCTTGGACAAGAGATAGAAGTAGATTCTTTTGATACTCCAGGCGGGACAGCTTATGGGCTTAAAGTTAAAG